TCACAGCTTGAAGATCTAAAATATAAAATTTATAGGGCAGACTTTGTTCAAGAAGGTCTTGTTAGATTTTTCAATCCAAAACTTTCGATTGGAAATAAAAAAGTTACTGTAACAGGATCCAATCAATTTTTACCACTATCAAAGAGAATTATTGTTGGATTAGGGTCTACCGGATATAGTTCATCTGGAATTAATACGGGAGTTACTATCAAACAAGGATCATCAAGTGGAAAACTTATTGGAATTGGTGGAAGTTTGACATCTTTAATTATTTCAAATGTGGGTACCGGATATACTGATGGAACTTTTACTGGAGTTTCATTGGAAACAGAAACTGGATATGGATCTGGAGCAGTCGCAACAATTGGTATTGTAAATTCTGAAATATCTACAGTAACTATTACTTCAGGTGGTTACGGATATTCTGTGGGAGATTCTTTAATTATTCCAGAAAAAGAATATGGACTGAATGTTGGTTTTGGAGGTAAACTGACAGTTTCTTCGATATCATCTCAGAATAATTCATTTATTTTAGATAATGTTCAAGGAAATTTTGCTATCGGAATTAACACATTGTCTTACATAAACTCTTCTGGAGTTACTGTATCAACAGGAGCTACCATTGGATCAATAACTGAAGATTCTTATTATGATGGACTACATATGAAGATAAGTCAGATGAACCACTGTATGCATTCATCTGAAAATTATGTACAAATTAGTGAAATGAGACCTTCAGAGTCTGGAGTTAAAACGAGACTATCTCAATCCATTTTAAGTTCAAGTTTAACAATATCAGTGATTTCTTCTTCGGGATTTGAGACTTTTGAAGGTGTTGCTGTTAGCGCAGCTAATCCAGGATACGCTATTATCGGATATGAAGTTATTAAATATACTAACGCAAGTGGTGGTGTTCTTACAGTAACTCAAAGAGGAGTTGATGGAACTCAAGCACAACCTTATGATTCTAATATCCCAGTATACAAATATGAATTTAATGGAATTTCTTTAAGAAGAATTAATAAAGTTCATAATCTTGCTGAGGTTGCTTACAATACTCATAAAACTAATTTGAACTCATACTTTATTAAGATTGATCCATCCGATAGCGATTTTGATGGTGTTGGAATAGGATCTAATCGCACAAATGATTTATATTTTAATGAAACCGGTCAGAGTGGAGAACCAGGAGCAATAATCACAAATAATATACAATTTGAGGCAATAACTCCAAATATTTCATATATATTGCCTGGAAAAACAAATATGAATTGTAGAATTAGAACATTTAGTGGTACTAGTATAAGTGGAGATGAGAAATCTTTTCTAGATTATGGATTTGTTTCAATTCCGTTTAATACGACAACATATTTTGATTCACCAAAATTAATATGCTCTGACATTAATGAGCAAAGGTTTATAACAGAATCTCCCGGAAATAAATCATTTACTATGGAATTTTTAATGAATACTAGTGATTCTAGAGTATCTCCTGTCATTGATTTAATCCGAGTTAGTGCAATATTGACTTCAAACTTAGTTAATAGTCCAATTGGAGTGAATGAAGATTCTGATTATGCAAATGATGATTCTGTAAGATCCTTATATAATGACAAGCACGAAACCGTATACATTTCAAAACCAATAAGTCTAAAAATTCCTGCAAATTCAATAAAAGTTTTACTTTCCGGAAGTCACACTGATACAAATGATATTAGAGTTCTCTATAGAATTTTTAGAAATGATTCACCTGATGCTTCTCAAAATTATGAATTATTCCCAGGATATAAAAACTATGAAATTGATGGACAAGGAATCAAGAGGATAGTTGATAAATCTCAAAATGATGGATCTTCTGATTCCAAGATTCAATTCTCTTCAGATAGATCTTTCTTAGATTATGAATATTCTGTTGACGATTTGCCAGATTTTAACGCATTCTCTATTAAAATAGTAATGTCCGGTAAAAATCAGGCAATTCCTCCTCTAGTTAAACAACTAAGAGCAATTGCAACCAAAAAACCAAATGTGAGATAAAATATGGAATATATTAAAGTAAAAGACAAAGATTATTTACTTAGAGATGCATATTCAAATGGAATAGTGACTAATGATGCTGAAGGATATCAGAAATATGAAGAAAATTATAAAAGGGTATATAATGAGACTCAAAGAATCAAAAGTCTTGAGTCAGATGTGAATCACATCAAAAGTGATTTAAATGAAATTAAAAATTTATTGAGGAATTTGGCAAATGGATCCTAATATAGTTTCTTTACAAAACATCTCTAAAATGTTTGAATACGAAAAACTTTCTAGAGATATAGATAGTATAGATGATATTGAAACTTTGAGAAATTTTGCAAAGTCTTATATTAAATTATATCTTAGTCAACAAGAAGCAATTGCAAATCTTAAAATCTAATGGCTCAACCATCCACGAGACAAGAACTTATTGATTATTGCAAAAGGAAGCTAGGTGCTCCAGTTTTAGAAATTAATGTTGCAGATGAGCAAATAGAAGACCTAGTAGATGATGCTATACAATTCTTCCAAGAAAGACATTTTGATGGAGTATATCCAACTTTTTATAAGTATAAAGTAACGCAAGAAGATATTGATAGAGGAAGAGCTGGAACTGCTAGCAATTCATCAGGTACGATAGGAATTGCAAGTACGTCAGTAACAACAAATATTGTTGGAACTGCTACTACTTTTTCTTTTTATGAAAATAGTAATTATTTACAAGTTCCCCCAAATATTATAGGAATTAATAAAATTTTTACTTTTGATGGTGCCAACACTATTACTCATAATATGTTTAGTGTTAAATATCAATTATTTTTAAATGATATTTATTATTGGGGAACAACCGAACTTCTCAGTTATGCAATGGTTAAGACATACTTAGAAGATTTGGATTTTTTACTTAATACACAAAAACAAATAAGATTTAATAAAAGACAAGATAGATTGTATCTTGATATTGATTGGTCATCCGTTAGTAATAATCAATATTTTGTAATCGATTGCTATTCTACTCTTGATCCCAACGATTATTCAAGAGTTTGGAATGATTCATTTATAAAACCATATTTAACTTCGTTAATCAAACGTCAATGGGGACAAAATATGATGAAATTTACTGGAGTTAAACTTCCTGGTGGAGTAGAATTGAATGGTAGACAAATGTACGATGATGCACAAAAAGAAATTGATCTACTAATGGAAAAGATGTCCAGTACATATGAACTTCCACCTTTAGATATGATTGGTTAAAAATATGCTCAATCCATTCTTTTTACAAGGTTCAAATACGGAACAAGGTCTGATTCAAGACTTGATTAATGAACAATTAAGAATGTATGGTGTTGAGGTGCATTATCTCCCAAGACAATTTATTACTGAGAAAACAGTCATAAGAGAAGTTATAGAATCTGAATTTAATAATGCATATCCAATAGAAGCATATGTTGAAACTTATGACGGGTATAGTGATAATCCAACTATTTTATCTAAATTTGGAATTCAAGCACTAAATGAGATAACTCTTACGATATCAAGAGAAAGATTCAAAACTTATATTTCACCACTTATAAAAGAACAATCTGATATAAAATTATATTCTAGACCAAAAGAAGGCGATATAATTTATTTTCCGTTGGGAAAAAGATTGTTTGAAGTTAAGTATGTAGAACATGAAAAACCTTTTTATCAACTTCAAGGTCTTTATACTTATCAATTAAGATGCGAATTGTTTAGATATGAGGATGAGGTCATCGATACTGGAATCGGAGAAATTGATGAACTTATTAATACTGAAGAAAACGTAATTGGAAATGTTATAAATTTAATAATGGTTGGAGTCGGTGTTACAGCAACCGCAGTAACATCAATAGTGAATGGTGGGGTCAGATATATAACAGTTACGAATCGTGGGGGAGGATATACAAGTACACCCACCGTTGGTATTTCATCTGCACCGTCTGGAGGAAAAACTGCTACTGCAATTGCAGAGATGATTGATGGGATCGTAGTTTGCAATACAAATATAAACCCAGAAGCAAAATCAGTACAAAGAGTTTTAGTTTCTAATCCAGGATATGGATACACTGTAGCACCTGGAGTTAGATTTATTGGTGGGGGTGGAAAGGGAGCAACTGCTACTGCAACAATCGGAGATGGTATTGTTGGTATTATAACCATTACAAATTCTGGATCTGGATATGCAGTTCCACCATCAATTACATTTACTGGCATTTCTTCAGTATCTGCAGCCGCAACTGCTGTTGTATCTGCCGCAGGATCGATCACTTCGATTTATATTACTAATGCTGGTCTTGGATACTCTGAACCACCAAGCATAGTTATAGGTTCTCCCCCATCCAATTCTACAGGTAAATTTATATTTAATGAAATAGTAACAGGATCTCAAAGTGGGGTTACGGGAAGAGTTAAGTCTTGGAATTCAATTACAAATGTACTCCAACTTTCCAACGTTAAGGGCGAGTTTATGATAGGAGAAAATATTGTTGGAACATCCTCAAGTGCATCGCATTATTTAAAAACGGTAGATTCATTACCAAATGTATTAAAAGATGGATACTCTGCTAACGACGAAATTGAAGAGGAAGCGGATGAAATTATAGATTTCACAGAAGTCAATCCATTTGGAATGCCTTAGGATGTATAAATACTTGTTATTAATTGATTAAATAGTAGTATTATAAGTTAGTAGTATGTTTGAATATTTTTATCACGAAATTTTAAGAAGAACTGTGGTATCTTTTGGTTCTTTGTTTAATAATATGTCCATTAAACATAAGAATAATGATAACGAGACTGTTAGTGTCATAAAAGTACCTCTTTCATACGGACCAACCCAAAAATTTCTTGCAAGATTAAATCAATCAGCAAACTTAAGCAAACCAGTTCAAATTACATTACCTAGAATGTCATTTGAATTTACTGGATTAACTTACGATGCTTCAAGAAAATCAACATCAACCCAATATTTTACAGTTAAATCTGCAACTGATGGTTCAGATGTAAAAAAAGCATATCTTCCAGTTCCATACAATATGCAATTTGAGCTCAGTATTATGAGTAAATTAAATGATGATGCTTTACAAATTGTGGAACAGATTCTTCCATATTTTCAACCAGCTTATACTATGACTGTTGAATTAGTGGATGTTATTAACGAAAAAAGAGATATACCTATAATTCTTGAAAATATTACAATGCAAGATGATTATGAAGGTGACTTTACAACAAGAAGAGTTTTAATTTACACTTTAAGATTTACTGCAAAAACCTATCTTTTTGGACCCGTTTCCTCTGCAACAAAAGATATTATCAAAAAGGCTTCTATTGGATATATTGCAGGAGATCTTACATCATCTCCTACAAGAGAAATTGTTTACTCAGTAGAACCAAGAGCAATTCAGAATTATACTGGAATTGTAATTACTAACTTAACTAATGATATTTCTACGACTGATACATTAATTACTGTAAATGATGCAACTTCAATTTCTATTGATACCTACTTAGATCTTGAAGGCGAAGAAGTATATGTGAAAGCAAAATCTGGAAATGTTCTAACAGTTGATAGGGGAAGAGACAATACAACAATTACTTCACATTTGGCTGGTGCAGAAATAAAATCAATCACTCAAACAGATAATTCACTTATCGAAGAGGGGGATGATTTTGGATTTAATGGATCTGTTTTTTAATTGAAGTATGAAAATGTCAAAAAAGTTTGATAAATTAAACGAAACATTTAATGTTGATGGAGATATAGTCCCTGTAGAAGTAAGTCCTATAGTGGAAAAAGTATCGCCTTCATCATCAGTAATAGATGTTGACGATATTAAAAAGGATTATGACTATACAAGAGGTAATTTGTACTCTTTAATAGAAAAGGGACAGGAAGCTATTAATGGTATTTTGGAACTTGCACAAGAGACTGAGATGCCTAGAGCATATGAAGTTGCAGGTCAGCTTATAAAAAATGTTGGGGACATTGCAGACAAATTAATGGAACTTCAAAAGAAAAAGAAAGATATTGAAGAAGATACACCAAAAGGACCCACAACTGTAAATAATGCATTATTTGTAGGGTCAACTGCAGAACTCGCAAAGCTTTTAAAGCAGCAATCACAGGAAAATTTGGAACAATAAATATAAAAAGGTACTTTCTAGTCCAATGCTCAGATTGAAGTCACATATGACAGTTGAACAAATTGCAAAGAAGCATCGTTTAGATGTTTCTTTTATACAAAAACAACTTGAAATGGGAGAACCAATTGAGCACGAGCACACTAAAGATCATGATCTTGCTAGAGATATTGCTCTTCAACATCTTGATGAAATACCAGATTATTATACTAGATTGAAAAAAATGGAAGCAGATGCTAAGAAGCATCATAAAAAATTTAAAGATGTAAAAGAAGATACTAAATCGGGAGATGAAGGTCTTCATGACTGGTTTAATAAGTCAAAATCAACAGATGGTAAAAGAGGTTGGGTTCAACTTGGAGGAAAGTGGGCTGGTAAACCCTGTGCTCGACAACCAGGACAAACTTCTACCCCCAAATGCGGTAGTTCAAAAATGAAAAGAGCACTTTCTAGAGATGAAGAGGAAGCAGCGAGAAGAAGAAAAAATCGTTTAGATCCAAATCAACCACAAAAAACTGGTGGCGCAAAACCAACTAACGTAAGGACTGAAGAAATGGATTTACAAGAGGTAAAGGATAAACCAAGCAAAGGTAGTGGTAAAAAGGACGCTTGCTATAACAAAGTAAAGTCTCGCTATAGTGTTTGGCCAAGTGCATATGCATCTGGAGCACTAGTAAAATGTCGTAGAGTTGGTGCGAAAAACTGGGGTACACAATCCGAGGAGTCTCAAATGATCAGATATTGTCCAAAATGTAAAAAGGATGA